CAAACTATTCCGAACCTTAGGGTGGTTAACGATCCTCGCAATATCGCTCCACCTTGCGCTTTTGTGGATGCTCCATCCATCGAGTCGTGGAACTACAACATCGTCAAAATGACTTTCCCAGTCACCCTTATCAGCAACGGCCCAGGCAACCTAGACGCATTGCGTCAGCTGCTTAACCTGACGTCATTGCTAGTACTTAAAAATGTGGCAGTCATGTCAGCATCACCAAAAGTTGTCACGGTCGGCGGAGCAGAGTACGCCGGATACGAACTCATCATTCCAATGCAAGCACAGAACGGATAAACCAATGGATCGTTACATCATCAGTTCAACTCGAGTCGGCGAAATCGGCACCGCGTTTGTCGCGTCACCGTCTGACGACATTGAATGGTTACTCGCTGGAGGATTCATTCAGCGTTCCGACACCCATCCGTCTAAGGGTGCTAAATTAGCGACGAAGCCCGACGCGACCAAGAACACAAAGGATTGATCCGTCATGGCAACTTCTACTTATCTCTCAAATCCAGTCGTCTCAATTGGCGCAGTGGATATTTCGGATCAGTGCACAAGCGCAAACTTGTCGCAAAAAATCATGGCTTTGCCTGACGATGCTTTTGGTTCAACTTCCACAAGTTTTACGGCTGGTTTGCAGGACAACACTTTGACCTTAGAACTTTTTTGGAGCACTCAAGCCAGTGAGACTTACGCAACTTTCAAATCCCTTGTCGGCACAAAAATTGCGTCAGTTACTATTAAACAAACGTCGGCCGCTACCAGCGCAACGAACCCACTTGGAACCTTGGCAAACTCATATCTTGAGGAATTGCCTGTCGTGTACTCGCTTGGAGAATTAAGCCGTTGCACCATCGTTCTGCGTGGCGGAACTTTCGCCTGGACTGAAGCCTGATCTAACAAACCCCGAACAAAGGACCCGACATGAAACTTACAATCCGATTCGACATCGGCTACGGACCTGCCACAATCACGACAACGCTTGCAACGCTTGTCGCATGGGAACGCAAGTTCAAAATGAAAACGTCTGACCTTGCCGACAACTTCGGTATGGAGGACATGGCGTTCATGGCATGGCACTCAGCCAAAATCCAGACCGAACACGGCCAGTCAATCCCAGTCGAATTTGACTCGTTTGTTAACAAACTTGTTGAAATTGAGATCGTGAGCACTGCGTCCGCAAACCCTACGAAAGCGGATCGCACCGCCACTCTTTAGCCCAACTTTTAGTCATAACAGGCTGGTGGCCACCTGGTATAGACTTTGATTCAGACGACCTCTCGACAGTCGCAAAGATCTTAAAAGAGAGGTGAACCATGTCAATGCAAATACAGGGACTTGAGTCCACTCTCAAAGTTCTTAAAACGGTGCAACCCGAAGTCCAAAAGCAGTTCTTTAAGGACGCTAAAAAAATCCTTAAACCTGTCGTTGATGAGGCAAAAAAGTTGTATCCGTATGGCGACCCAACTAAAAAGAATGGCGCTTGGCCGTCTGGTATGAGTCGCACCTGGGCACCTAGTGGCAGACCGTTGTTTCCTTACTCACAAAGCACCGCTATTCGAGGCGTCAAAATTGAGACGTCATTGTCAAAGAAAAAGGATGCTGTTCTCAGTCTTGTAAACAAAGACGCTGCAGCTTCAATTGTGGAGTTTGCCGGTACTAATTCAAATCGTCTTGCAGACGCTCTTAACGGGTGGTCAGAAAAGCCTCGAGTGATGTGGCGCGCATACGAAAACAACGCTGGTCAGGTTGAATCGCAAATGAAAGTTTCGGTTGATGAAGTTATGGCGTTAATTAACCAGGTAACAAAAACGGTGGTGGTCTAATGGCTATTCGAATCCCAATCATTACTGACCTGCAAGACAAAGGGATCAGGGACGCCAAAACAGCCTTTGGCAACTTTAAGACTGCCGTTAAAGACGCTGAAGGCGGTTTAGGAAAGTTTAAGGCTGGTTCAAAGGCTGCTTTTGATGGTGTCAAAGCGCAGGCTGGCAACATGGCCCTAATGGCTGGCACTGCCATTGCTACTTTTGCTATCAAAGCAATTGGAGACTTCCAAGACCTAGCGATCGCTGCAGGAAAGTTTAGTGATGCCACTGGTTTAACTGTTGAGGATGCTTCAAAGTTTATGGAAGCCGCCGGTGACATCGGCGTACCTGTTGACAAACTTGAAACTGCTATCGGCAAATTAAACCGAACTATTGGAGCCGACCCCGACAAAGTTCGTGACCTTGGCGTAGACCTCGTATATCTAAACGACGGATCTTTAGACGTCAACGAAACATTCTTAAACACTATTGATCGCATTAAAGCAATTAAAGACCCAGCCGAAAAAGCCAAGGTTGCCGCTCAGCTGCTTGGCAAAGGCTGGCAGGACATGGCCGAACTTATTGAAATGGGCGCCGATGATCTCAAAGCCTCACTAGACAGCGTTGACGACTCAAAGATTATTGACAAAGAAGAAGTTGACAAAGCCAAAAACTATCGTGCCGCTATGGATAACCTCAAAGATTCTTTTGAGAAAATGGCTCTAAACCTTGGCGAACGTCTCATTCCTAAAGTTGCTGAGTTGCTTGAATTGCTAGCCAAACTACCTGAAGCGTTGCGTGGTGCTGGAGGCGTCGTTGAGGATGCTTTCTCAGATGCAGACTTGGCAGAAATGGGCAACGAGGCCGCAGCTGCACGAATTGAAATGAAAGCCCTCGCCGATATGTACGGGGGTTATTACGCCAGTCGAGTGCAGGGTGCCAAAGACGACACCTACAAACTTGAGGAACAAATGCTGTTACTTGAGGAAGCGACAGCTGCAACCGAGGAAGCATTCCAGAATCTTAAAAACGAATTGAAACTTGACAGTGCAGTTGCAGATGCTAAAGGAATGCTTCAGCAGCTCAGAGACAAAGCCGTGGAAGCGTTCCAAGGTGCTGACGGTGCTTTAAGTGAATACGAACAGGGCCTTATTGACGCCAAACTTAAGATCCTTGATCTTGCCGAAACCATAACTTTGACTGATTCGGAAAAGAATCGGATTCGAGTCCTTGTTGATACTGGTCAACTTGAAAAGGCTTTAGCCATGATTGAGGCGATTGGGAACACCGAAAAGTTCAAAAAGTTGTATGGCGGTACTACCGATCCTTTTGCGGCTATTGCTGGCGCTAACACATTTGACCTTTCGGGTTTGCAGTTTCGTGCCAACGGCGGTCCGGTCATGTCGGGCAGTTCGTACATTGTGGGCGAGCGCGGTCCAGAGTTGTTTACACCTGGCACGTCTGGGAACATCACGCCTAACGGTGCAATGGGTGGCGGAGCAACAATTAACGTGACAGTCACCTCAGCAAACCCCGACGATGTTGTTGCAGCACTCCAAAAGTGGGTGCGAAACAACGGTCAACTCGCTTTGGCTAGCACCAGCGGAGTCAGATTCTAATGGCGTTTGCGCTCACATGGAAAATAGAGTTTGGTGACGTAAACGGTTTCACCGACATTACTTCTTATGTTCTGCAAATGAACATGGAACTGCACGCAGAGTTGGCTATTGCGGGCAGGGCTTCAGCATCAATAACTATTAATAATAACGGTGGACAATTTACTCCTGTCAGCGGTACTTACGGCTCGACTGACTGGTTTAGTAAAGCCATGGTTATCACTGCGACTTCAGGGGCAAACACTGGGATTGTGTTTGCTGGAATGATTGTGGATTATGACATTGATATGGTGAGTCAAAAACAGTCAAGTGTCACTATTCAGTGTTTAGATGCTTTAAGTTTGGCGGGAAAATCTTATGAAACGTCTAATGGGAGCACTGTAACTACTGCTTTACAACGTGCAATTGAAGCAGCTTTTAACGGTGGCCTGTTTACTGATTGGCCCGGCATCAACACTCCAATGCTCGGCAACTCAACATATGATTCACAATTAACCGTAACTCAAGCAAACGCTTACACAACTTCTATATTTCCCGAAAAAGTTGATGACGCATTTGTTGGCGACTGGTTTAATAGTCAACTGTTACCTTGTGGGCCAGCAGTTTTAATCCCAACAGATTATTCAAAAATAACTGTTGGCGTTGACCCAAATGTTTGGTCTTGGAACGCGACGTTAATTGACAACGAACTGAACCGGACAACAAAAACTCTGTACGAACTTGTAGACGGTTCATCAACTATAACGACGGGACAAATACCGTTTTCAAAAGTTGATAGTGGTTTTACTAATGACGATCTAACAAACGAGGTTAATGCTGCACAAAGCGGAACTTCTCAGCCAATTTTTAACACGAGAAACTTGGCGAGCCAATCAAAATATGGTCCTCGAAGCAGGAGTTACACAAATCTTGCTTATCAACAAAGTGGTTTAGTTGATGAACGAACTTTTATTGGCCAATTTTGGACAAACAGATACGGTGATATTCAATATTTGCCTCGAGAATTAGAGACCAGTTACGCAGTTCTTAAAGGTTCGGCAGTAGATGATGGTGTAGCAATGCTTTCATTTATGAAACTGCTATGGCCTGACACGGCGCTATGGAATCGTATAGCGATCAAGTACAAGCCGACCGGTGCAGCCTCAACTCAAACCAATCAAATGATCGCTACTCGAAGGCTGATCACTGCAGACCCGTCCAATACTACGATCAGACTTACTGTCAAGTCTGGCGCAGATAACCAGTCGTTTGAATTGGACAGTTCCACTTACGGAATACTTGACACTAATAGACTCGCTTAAGGAGAAAACATTATGGCTATTAAAACATTCACCAGCGGATCGGTTCTGACTGCTTCAGATACCAACACTTACTTAAACAACGGTGGACTGGTGTACATCACTGAGGGTACAGCAACCAACACCGCAGCTACCAATGTGGATTCGGTTTTTAGTTCAACCTATGACAACTACAGAATTGTTTTAGAAATGGCTTCCAGAACGACTTTGCAGTACGGGCTTATTCAATTAAAAACTGCTGGCACCGTCTACAACACTAACTATCAAGCCGCTGCCAAATGGTTTAACTTGACACTGGCAAACAACCTATTTCAAGATCACGACCAAAGAACAACAGCATTTACTGGTGGCCCATCAGGTGACCAGTCGTTGAGTCGTTGGGCCATATGGACACTTGACTTGTCAAACCCAAATAAGGCACAACAAACAGGAATGGTCGGTTCAGGCACAGGCGTAAGAAGAGATGACAACTGGTATTCATACATAAATGGCGGCGTGCAAACAGATGCCGTGTCATTTACAGGAATACGTTTTTTGCCCAATGTCGGCACATATGACATTCGATACAAAATTTACGGTTACAGGCAGGCATGATGAACCCCAACGTTGACATTCACAACGCCGAAACAGGCGAAACAATCAGCCGAGAAATGACTGACGAGGAATATGCCGAGTTACTGGCCTCAGGCTGGACACTCGAAGCACCAGAGGAACCGACCGAGCCATGAAAACTCTTGCCGTGATCGCCGCTCTTGCCATCGCACTCATGTTCGTCGTCACTGGATGTAGCGACCGCACTCGAGACAACTGTGCCAGCCACCCCTCATCCACAAGGTGCCAACAATGATCGCCTCCATCATCACCGTCACGACTAGCCCGACTTTGCTAGTAGCCGAAACCGCCAACGCGACCCGCACCATCTACCTTGAACCAGTCGGGAACGATGTCCATATCGGCGGATCAGCAGTCACCACGACGACAGGACTGGTCACTAAAAAAGACGTTATTACGATGATGGTCTTGCCACCTCAAAACTCGTTGTATGCAATCACATCCACTGGCACAGTAACGATCCGAATCATGGTCCCTGAAGGAGATTTCTGATGCGCAAAAGACTGACAAACTCAGAGATCAAAGCGCGACTAATCCTTGTCGTCGGCGTCACCCTTTCACTAACTTTCGTTCTGAGTACCACCTCACTTCTCTACGGCTTACTGTTTGTCGTGCAACCTTTGGAAGTGTCACCAAACGACGAAAGCGCCTGGTCGTTACTGTCGCCAATGATGCTATTTCTCACCGGAGCCTTATCAGGAATCCTTGCCAGTAACGGCCTTAAAGACAAGGGAGACAAAGATGAAACGTAAGTACACGGGATCAACCGACGCTCGAGGCAACGTCCGACGCATGGGCACCCTCAAATTCATGGACTACTGCACCTACCTGTTCGGCGTTCAAAGTATCGGTATCTACTCCGACCGTGGAATGCGCTCAGACCCCTCTAAAAAGTCCGTACACGCCACCTGGCGAGCAATGGACCTCAAAGGGACAGTTGAGCAACGCAAAGCCTTAAACGAGTTTCTAGTCGCTCACGCCGACATCCTTGGTCTTGAGGAGCTGCACAGTTATGACGGTGTAGGCGTCCCGCTGAAGTGTGGCAAGTGGGGCGCAGGCTGGAGATGCGACCGTGACGCCTGGAAAGTCTGGACCGACAAAGCCAACGGTGGCACCCCAGGAGCAGGGTGGAGCCACATAGAAATAGACCCAGCGCACGCCGACAGCGTGGCCCTAGTTGAGCAAAGTTTCAAAACGATCTTTGGGCAATGACTTGACTACCGACCTTTAAGTCGGTAAACCTACTCCCGACCTCGGAAACCCGACTCAGGAGGAAAGATGCAACTATCACTTTTAGCGGAACTAGACGTTCCGGCTGAACGGCTCAAGTATGAAGCGTTCAAAGAGGCAAACCCGTGGGTAATGCCCGCACTACTGCAGATGGTTTACAAGCTGCACATCCAAGGGCACACGCACTACGGCATCGCGGCCCTTGTCGAAGTCTTGCGTTACCAACACGCAACCACAAACGACCCCAACAGCGAATTTAAATTTAACAACAACTACCGCGCTTTCATGGCCCGAGAAATTATGCAAGAAAACCCAATATTTGAAGGCTTTTTCAGCACCCGCAAATCAGTTGCGGACTTATCAGAGGACTACTAATGAACTTAAAACGACTAGCACTTTTAGCACTTGGCACCTATGGATTATGTGCTTTGTGGGCAATCACTGGCGTACAGGAATCGTCACCGATGCTCACCATTGCGCCCAGGCAAACAATCACATTGCAGGACCTGACACCCCAGCAACTTGCCGACCGCGCAGAGGAATTACTAGCAACAACCACGACCACCACCACAACAACCGTCTTAGCGTCACCACGGATCGCAGACGTACCACTCGAAACCAAATGCCAAGAATGGTTCCCTGAAGCAATCTCGGTCGGTTGGCCCAACAACACTGAGACACTGCAAAAACTCGGTCGCCTGCTTTGGAAAGAAACAAGATGCCTGAACATCACACCGTTGTCCAGTGACCCTGAACTGGCAAAACG